GTACAGCAGCACCGCAATCAACTTTAGATGCAAGAGCAGCTTTAAGGAGTGAATGTGCAAGTAAAGAAGCAGAAATAAACGCTTTAAGTACAAAGGCAAGTGTTGTAGATTATCAACTTCCAAGTTTTATATAATGAGTTTTGCAAAAAAGAAAATGCTTTCTCAAGCACCTGCATCTGCTCCGATTCCTACAGGAACTGATAATTTTGCCCCTGTTTTATATACAGGAAATGGGAGTACTGTAACAATTACAGGATTAAATTTCAAACCTGATATGGTATTTAATAAACATCGTACAGCATCTTTTCCATCTTATATGACTGATGTTGTAAGAGGAGTTGGTAATGTTGTTAGACCGAGTGAATCTGAAGCACAAAGTTCAGGCGATGGTGTAAGTTCTTTTGATAGTAATGGTTTTAAAATGACAGGTGGTGGCTCTAATCAAAATAATGGAAGTTATGTAGCGTGGGCGTGGAAAGGTGGAGGTGCAGCATCATCAAATGCAAGTGGTACAATAACAAGCTCCGTTAGTGCTAATACAGATGCAGGATTTAGCATTGCATCTTATACAGGAAATGGAAGTCAAAATGCTACTATAGGACACGGACTTACATCACCGAGTTTAATTCTTGTAAAAAACTTATCACAAGGCGATGCTTGGTTTGTAGGCAGTACTTTATTAGGAAGTAATGAATTTATGGAACTTAACAATGCTTCAGGCAAAACAACTAATTCTGATTTGAATTATGAAATAACAAGTACAGCTTTTAAAACTACAAGTTCAAGTCCACACGATATGATAAACGAAAGTGGAGAAAATTATATAATGTACGCTTTTGCAAGTATATCAGGTTATCAAAAAATTGGAACATACGATGGTACAAGTGCAACTCACAGGATTTATACTACAGACGATGGCACTTCAAGTGGTGCAAATGGTTTTCAACCAAGATATTTGGTTTATAAAAATACTAATGGTGCTTATGCTTGGGTCTTGATAGATTCGGCAAGAGGAACAAACAAATATCTTTTTATTAACACAGGAAATGACAATACAGGCACATTAGTGACTTTTAATTCAGATGGATTTACACTTCTTGACACAGGTATTACATCTAACGTAAGTGGTTCAACTTACCTTTATTGGGCAATCGCATAATGGAAAATATAAGACTTTGGGCAGTTAATGGTGTGGCAGTTGGCTTTAGTCTTGTAAATATAAATATGATATTATCAACTTTAGTATTAGTAGCTTCATTAGTATGGACTATAATACAAATAAAAGATAAGTTAAAATGAAACTTCCAAAGAATGGTACAGCAAAAGAGATACGAAGTTATGCAGGAAGCCTTTTTGTATTTCTGTTTATTGTCGGTATAATTATAACTTTTGTACAGTTTCCTGTTTTAGAATCTAACAAAGAGATCGTGCTAATGTTAATTGGCTCTATCGCAGCGTCAATTCCTGTTTTAATTTCTGCTATAAGTGGCACACGACCTGATGATGTAAATGCATTGAAAGCAACATTAGAAAAAAAAGATCATCAAATACAAATGCTAGTTGATGCAAAAGACAGATTAGAAGAAATGGTTATAAACCTACAAAGAGAAATGTTGCAGAATCAGGATAATATGATGGACAAAATAATCCTTAAAGCTGCAATGGATTTTGATGATAAACACAACCCCCCTAAAAAATAGATATGAATACTTTTATAATAATAATTTCAATAGTAATGTTTGCAACAGCAGTAATGATGGTACTTACTGTTTATGGTTTATTTACAGACAAAGACAAGGATGGAATTCCTGATGCTTTAGAAGATAAATTTAACCAAGTTGTTAGCGATATAAAACAAGAAATTGAAAAGATCAAAAAATGAAATACTTCACATTAGATGAATTTGATTCACCTGATCACAAAGGTAGTGGCGTTAATATGGACAGTAATTTTCTTGAATTGCTCAACAATGCACGTGAAATTGCAGAAATACCATTTAAAATCACGAGTGGATACCGAACAGAAAATCATAACAAAAAAGTTGGTGGTGTTTCAAACTCAAGCCATCTCAACGGATTGGCAGCCGATATTGGTATTGGATCAGGACAAGAAAGATACATTGTTATTAATGCCCTTATCAAAGCAGGATTCAAAAGGATGGGAATCGCTAAAACCTTTATACATTGCGACACCGATATTTCCAAGTCAAACTCAGTTTGGACATACTAACACCGTAGGATCTACGCTATGGCTGACAAAAAGAAATTCAAAGACACACAAGTAGGAAAATTTTTACTTAATAAAATCCCTGATGTAGTTGGTGCAGTTGCAGGAAACACAGCAGTTGGAAGTGTGATTCAAGCAATTATTGGTGGATCTAATATGAGTGATGCAGATAAAGAAATTGCATTAAAGAAATTAGATATTGAAAGAGCAGAAATTGATGGAACAACAAAAAGATGGGTTGCAGATGCTCGGAGTGGTTCTTGGTTAGCTTCAAATGTACGCCCTTTAGTGCTTGTATTTTTAACGATCAGCTATGTTGCAGGGTGGTATATGGGTTATCCCTTAGATAGCATCACAGGACTGCTTACAATCGTTATAGGGGGGTACTTTGGAAGTCGAGGAGTTGAGAAAGTTTTTGGCAATAATAAACATCAATAATGGCAAAAGTTCAAATTAGTGTTTACAAAAAGAAAAGTGTAAAGAGAAAGGGTGTACATAGCAAAAATAAAACAAGTGGTTTAAAATCATCCAAGCTTTACAAAAAAAAATATCGAGGACAGGGACGATAATATTCCTATATTTACTTTTATTAATTTTTAAATTCAAACAAATGTCAGAAGAAATGACTATCAGATTACTTGCGGAAAAAATTGCCAATGATTTTAACAGAACAGAGAAAGAAAAAACAGATGATCTTTTAAGATTGGATGCAATTCAGTATACAAATTTAGGAGTTGATAGTAAGCAATTTGAAAAAAATAAAGTTAAATCTGACAGTAAATTTATATATAAAAAAATTAAAACAATTGATAAACCTTTAGGAGATCAATTAATTGTTGCAATGGATTAACACACCTTAGTACTAAATTAGTATTATATATATATATATATTATTACAACTATTGTACTAATTAGTACTAATATTGTATAATATAAAAAAATATTTCAAAAAAACTAATTATGGCAAAAAAATTGTCAAGATCAAGAATTGTAATTAAACTTGATACAATTTTTAGTAAATACATAAGACTTTCAAATGCTGACAAAAATGGATATTGCACTTGTTTTACTTGTGGTGCTAGTGCTTATTGGAAAAATGATGGATTGGATGCAGGGCATTTTATGTCGAGGAAACACTATTCAACAAGATGGGATGAAAGAAACGTGAAGCCACAATGCAAATTCTGTAATATGTATAGAAATGGTGAACAATATCAGTTCAGTAAGTATTTAGGCAAACAATTAAGTGATGAATTATACATACTAAGCAAAAAAACAGTCAAGTATTCTAATATTGAATTAAATAATATGGCAGAACATTACAAAAATGTTGTAAATGAATTAGAAAAAGCTTATATTTAGTATTATTTCTTTGTTTTATAATTAGTGCAAAAGGGTGGTTATTAGTTTAATTGCCCTTTTTCCTTTTATTTATTAAAATATTTTTATATCTTTATATAAAATTAATATTATGATAGCACTTGTAGAATTTTTAAGTGATGATGATTTAAAAGAATTATCAACTAATAATTCCTATTTAGAAGGCACAAAAAAAGCAGCTAAAGAAGAATTAGAAAAAAGAATCAAATTAAAACTTGAGAAAAATGACATTTAAAGAAGATGTTATTAGAGTTTTAAAAGCAGAGGTTGAAGCTTTAAGATCAAAAAACCTTGAATTGGAAGCAAAATTAGAAGTTATCCAAGAGGACTATGAATTTAATAATGTAAAACAAGAAATAAAAAATATCAAATATGAACAAAACAGGAACAATAATTAGTTTTGAACCAAAAGGTTCAGTAAACTTAGGTGATAGTGTAAAACAAAAATACTTTGTAACATTTAAAGATGGAAACAAATATAGTTTTTTAGCTAATAATGATTGGTTACATCCCATTGGCACAGAAATATCATTTATAGTTAGTAATGCAGATGCTCAACCACCAACAGCAAAAGGTGCAAAAAGATTAGAAGCAAATAATTTTCAAAGCAAATCAACAAATTCTGTCAATCCTTTAAATGGTGTTAAGCTAGATATTATATTACAAGTTTGTTACAAAGAAAATATGCAAGCGTTTGCAAAAGAAAATAGGCAAAGTGTAATTGATAACACTAAACAGGATTTTATATCTTTAATAGAAATTTTAAAAAATCAATAATGGAAGGTAAATTTATAAATGGTCTATATTGTAGAAAGGGCAATGTAGAATGGAAACAAGCACAAATAAGTATAAAGGTTGAAGACTTTGCAAAAGAGTTGATAAGACTTAAAGAAGTTGCAGCAGAAAACAAAGGTTTTATAAACATTGATATTTGCACTTCAAAAGATGGATCTAAAATGTATGCAGTATTAAATGATTTCAAGCCTGTTCCACAAGAAAAGGTGAATGCATCAGATCACAGCCCTGATAGAGATCTACCCTTTTAAATAAAATTATCCCCTTAATTGGGGATTTTTTTATATTTAACAAAACAAAGAAATGATAATTGATTTTGATCAGCACTTAGACAAATTAAAACAAGTTAGAAATGGTACAATCAAAGAAGGTTTAAAATTAGATATACCTGAGATTGATGAATGGCTTCGTTTTAAAAATGGAAATTTTAATGTAATTCTTGGACACGCTAACACAGGCAAGACCACGCTTGTTTTGTATTTGATGTTATTATACACAGTCAAACACAAATTAAGATGGTTGATATTTAGTGGAGAAAATGAACCTTATACATTAATAAAAAAGTTAATTGAATTTTTAGAAGGCAAACCAATTAACAAAATTGAAGAAACACACTTTAAAGAAAGAAGCAGATTTATAAATGATCATTTTAAATTTATAGATCCTAATCAATTATATTCTTATAAAGAAATTTTAGGTTTAGCAGAAGCAGTTAAGAATGCTTGGAATTATGATGGACTTTTAATTGATCCGTACAATGTAATGGCTAAAGATAAACTTTTGTCAAAGACTTACAACTCACACGAATATGATTATTATGCTTGTAGTGAAATGAGAGTTTTCTGCAAAAAATACAATGTCAGTCTGTGGCTAAATACACACGCTAGTACAGAAGCACTAAGAAAGAAACACGGAGAAAGGCACGAATATTTTGGTCACCCTATTCCACCAATGGCAAGTGATGTTGAAGGTGGTGGTAAATTCGTAAACAGGGCAGATGATTTTTTAGTGATACATCGTTATATACAGCATCCAACAGAATGGATGTATTCATTGATTCATACAAGAAAAATAAAAGATGTAGATACAGGGGGTCGACCAACGCCAATTGATGAGCCTATAAGGCTAA